TGCTGCGATTAGTACTGCTATCGATACCAGGTCCATGCTCTTCTCCTCAATGCTGATGATAAGATACATTCTCAATTTCAGTGTTCCAGCAGGCGCGACAATCCAGGCACTTATTACCCTGGGACTGAGCAGGGCAGCTATAACCCTCTGGCGCTGCCTTGCTGTGCACTGTGCTGGTGTTAGTGTAACCCTTCGGCGCTGCCGAGTCTACCATTGCAGCTGAGACTCTAACGCATAGGTTAGCAGGGAAGCTGCCGAATGCTCTCAGGTATTGATTGATCAGGCCCTTTTCCCTAGTCGGCAGCCAGAACGATACACCAGGCAGCTGCTCAGCCACTGAGACAATATTAAGCAGGTGCTGGAAGCTTTGCAGGTCTCCACTATCGTGCCATCGAAAATATGACTCCCCAGCTTTGCTGATCAGGTAGACCATTGCCTCCACCCATTGAGGATGATCCAGGCCAGCTGCGCGTTTGGCGTGTGCTGCCTGCACTGACGGGTACTGATAATTTGCTTTCAGTGCATAGCATCCCTCGCAGGTGCTGCCTTTAACCTGGGCCAGCGCTGCGCCTACCTTGCAAAGCTTAGCGCTGATGCCATATGAAAGACCAGGCATTTTAGAGGGTTTCCCTAGGCTGCCTGTTATAGCTAGCGCTGCTGCCTTAGTACGTACTGGTCCAGCTAGTGTGATGGTACTCATAATTCTATGCTCCCGATAGTTAAAATGTACAGTCTAGTGCCCTGGAATACCAGGACACTATGCTTTACATTCTAGCGCAGCTTTATTATGGCGTGATCAGTACTCACCAGGCGAATGCTGGAATTTTTAAGCTTGATCACTGGACCATAGGCTAGCTGCACAGTGCTGGTGAAGTAACCTGGGACCAGGATTTTACCGTTCTTGCGCTGCCCGTTGTCCAGGTAGACTGTCAAGAACCTGCCCTGACGATTGTCCAGCGCTGCCTTACTGTTGACGACTGCCTTAAGTGCTTTGAGGATTTTCATGGTATTAATTCTCCAGGTTGATTAAAATTTTACTCTACGTCCGTGACGTCCACGTGGTGCTGTCTCAGCCATTCCAGGCATGGTGCTGGAATCTCAAAGAGACCTTCGTAATCGAATGCTTTTTTTGTTTCTGGATCTACGCTTACGCCAACGGCTCTCTCTTCGCCGAGCTGGTCGTGCTCGAAGTAGTAGCTCACGCCGTCGTCGCATTGATAGACTGTAAAGCTGCCTGCTGTTCCGATACTGTCGTCCATGGTGTTGCTCCTGGTTAGTTAAAAAGCACTGCCTGTAATTCTATAAGCTTTCCGATTAGTACGTCAACTTCCTGCTGTTCTAGTGTGATCCAGTGTTGCCTGTGAGCATTGAGCATACCCTGGATCTCCTGAATCTGTGCTGCTGCTGCCTGGTTCATTGTGCTGCCTCCTGGTGTGTTATTGAGTCTCCTATTATCCAGGTATTTTAAAGCTTGTGTTCCACGATATGAAAATCTGCCTGGTATTTTATACAGTGCTTCCCAGGTGGTGAGTATAGGGTGCACTACACTCTCATTTACTTGTCAAGCTCTATCGCACTGCACAACTGCACAATTTCACGCTATGCAATGACTGTGTGGTATTTACGCAACACTGGGGGGAGGGCCTGCGCAATCACTATAGAATATGCGGAGCCTTATAGACACAACAGAAGGTAAAATAGGGATTAAATAGTAGAAAAAACTCCCTAAATAGTACTAAATAGGGCTAGATTCCCACTAGAGAAATGTCTTTATAAATCAATAACTTAGGAATTAGTCAGTATTTATGCAGAAGTACCTACAAAAAGGTGAGGTAAAATGTGCTCTCCAGGGCTATAAAGGGACAGGACAAAGCAGAAAAGACTTGACAAATTCTAAAAAGTATGCTATAATATTCCTTGTAGTAGAAAAACAACAAAAAGTAACTATATAAATCTGTTCAGTTAACGGTTAAGTTACTTTAATAATAATTATTATTAATATTATTCTTTAGTATCTAAACCACTAACTGTTTAGATACTGTATAGAGGAGAATTTAGTGTCTAACACTGAACCTCTGTCTGAAACGAAGTCAGCCCCTAAAAAACGAGGCAGGCCCCGCAAGACAGACATTGAAGCCAAGATTAAAAGAAATGCTGTAGGTCGTCCACCAGGCGAAGCAGCACGGATTAAAGAGTTTTATGCTCGTCTTCTGTCCACTTCGGGGGAAAAGGTAATTGAAACCGTCCTTCGTAAGGCGATGGATGATCAGGATAAGGATCAGGTGGCTTGCCTTAAGATGTGCATGGACAGGCTACTACCTGTCTCTCATTTTGAGAAGCAGGGCCAAGGTCGCAGTAACGCTATTCAGGTTCAGATTGTCACTACTGGCACTCCGCAGATCGCTGCTAAAGAAGCTGAAGCTATAGATTATGAAGTAATAGATGTGGACCCCGTAGGGGCTGAGGAAGAGTTTGATTCAGACTCTAAAGGAGCCTAAGATTGGCTAACCTGAGAGTCGAACTCCACCCAAAGCAGACTGAGGTATTTAATGATAGTCACCGTTTTAAAGTGGTTGCTGCAGGACGAAGGTTTGGAAAGTCTCGCCTTGCTGCTTGGACCCTCATCATTGAGGGACTGAAGTCTAAAGATAAGGATGTATTCTATGTTGCCCCAACTTTTCAACAAGCTAAAGACATCATGTGGTCGGTTCTTAAGGAACTTGGACATGAAGTTATCAAAACTGTTCATGAAAATACGGCGGTAATCACCCTCGTTAATGACAGGAAGATTTACCTCAAAGGGTCTGACCGACCAGATACCATGCGAGGGGTTGGTCTAGCGTATGTCGTAATTGACGAGTACGCTGACATGAAGCCGCAGGTATTCGAGCAGATCCTGCGACCAGCACTAAGTGATGTAAAAGGCGGGGCATTGTTCATTGGTACACCGAAGGGACGTAACCACTTCTATGAACTGTACCAGATGGCACAACGAGATGAGGATGAGGACTGGGTATCGTTCCACTTCACATCGTTCGATAATCCGCTGTTGGACTCGAAGGAGATTGAGGCCGCTAAGAAGTCTATGTCTTCATTCTCCTTTAGGCAGGAGTACCTAGCTAGTTTTGAGGCGGCTCAGTCCGACCTCTTTAAGGACGAGTGGATACAGTATGTTGATAGCGATGATATTCCTAGTGACGGTCAGTATTACATCGCTGTTGATTTGGCTGGCTTTGAAGACGTAAACAAGCAAGCTGGTAACAAGAAAAAGCATCTTGACGATTCTGCCATAGCGGTAGTCAAAGTTTGTCAAGAAGGATGGTTTGTAGATACTATAGTGTTCGGACGATGGGATATCAAAGAAACCGCCAACAAAATTTTAGAAACAGCAAGAAGTTACGATGTGCGATTAGTAGGTATCGAGCGAGGAATAACAAGGAACGCCGTACTCCCGTACCTACAAGACTTGATGAGGAAGAAGTCATTCTTCATTTCAGTGAGCGAACTGACTCATGGCAACAAAAAGAAGACGGACCGTATAGTATGGGCTTTGCAGGGGCGCTTCGAGCATGGAAGGATTAAGTTAGTTCGAGGCGAATGGAACAAGACGTTTGTGGATCAGTTACTTAACTTCCCAAACCCACAGATCCATGATGACCTGATTGATGCCTTAGCTTATATCGATCAGATTGGTATTACAGAGTTTACAGATATGCTGGATGAAGACGAGTACGAAGCCCTAGACGATATATCAGGATACTAACATGGCTATAGCAAAGTTGTTTCAGGGATTACTAAGTGATGCAGCTATCAAGTCTGCAGACGCTCCTATGCCTACTGCTGCAATTAGAGAGGATAGGTTATTTAAAGCGCCTGTGTCCTATGGAGCAAAAGGAACAGAAAGAGAGATGCTTGGTTTAGACTCCGAAGAAGCTTTACAAGCTTATCAAGATTCTATGCCTTTTAAAAAACCAAAGGTTGATATTCCAGAAGAAATACAGCAAAAAGCACAGGCGTTAAGTAATGACATTCCTACAGACAAAGCAGAGCGAGATGCTTATTTTAATGCTAGGGAAGAGTATCGTAAACTTGTAGATGAAACAGCTCCTTATTCTTTTCATGAAGAGGCTCCTCCTGTTTATACGGTTAAAGATTTAGCTGCTTCATTAGATAAAGATAAAGTAAAAAAAGGAATTGTTGGATTAACTACTGATATTCCAGAAAATGAGCAAGTTTCTTTGAGGTTTGATATTCCTGCATATAAGTATCACGGGGTTTATAGTGTTACAGTACACGAGGCAGGAGGAAAAAATGTTTTAGGGTATGCCCCCACAGCTCTACTAACAAATGTAGAAATGCCAGCTACCCCAGTAAAATCTAAAAAAATTGCAGAGACTGGTAAGAAAACACCTGTAATTACAATGAATGGTACCTGGGTTAATCATGACCCAAAAGAATTAAGAAATTTAGCTGATGAGCTTATTAAAGCAAATAAAAATAAACCACTAGAAGAACAAGAATGGGTTCAAGTTAGTGTTAATCCTGGAAAATCTGGATCTTTTGTAACTGTTAGTAAAAACTCTGAAGGTAAGATTGAGTCTTTTCCTATTAATGAGGCAGAAGCAGTTATTCAAATTGGCAAAATGATTCTTGCTAAGCCTTATAAACCAGGGAAACAAATGGACTGGCAAGATTATTACTCAAAAAATTTTTTTAGTGCTGGTGGTTTAGGTCTTGGAGCTGGTGGTTTAAGCCAAGCAGAAAATCTTTTTTACAATGACCCAATGGGCGACACAACTAAGGAAGAAGTATGAGCGACTTTCAAGAAGATCCAGTCTCGGAATCAGATAAAGAGTTAGTAGCTTTTATTATTGATCATTGTGATCGCTGGAAAGAGCATCGGGATACTAACTATCAGGCAAAGTGGGACGAGTACGAGCGCCTCTACTACGGTATCTGGTCTGATGAAGACAAGACTCGTGAATCAGAGCGCTCTAAGATTGTTTCTCCTGCTATCCGTCAAGCGGTTGAGAATAAGACATCAGAGATCATCGAAGCTACCACAGGGCGTGGTGAGTTCTTTGAGCTTGAGGACAATGCTGCTGATCCTGCGCAAGGAGATGTAGAGCTGGTTAAGCGTCAGCTCCACGAAGACATGAAGAAAGACAAGGTTGATAAAGCCTGGTCTGAAGTAAACCGTAACGCTGAGGTCTATGGCCTTGGTATCGCTGAGG